GATCGACACCGAGGGCATGCCTGAGGCGGCGGCTCAAATGCCTGTCGAACAAGAGCCTGAGCCCCTTGTCGATGTGATCTGCACAAGAAAAGTCAAATACGGCCAGGTCAAAATAGAGAACGTGGCCCCTGAGAACTTCTTTATCTCTAAGGCCGCAAAGAAGCGAGACCTGCAGAAGGCCCCCTTCGTGGCCGAGGCCATACACACCACGGTGGGGGAGCTTAGGGCCATGGGCTTTGAGTTCGATGAGGACCGTGTCACGATCTCCACAACCCCCCCCGCCATGCTGGTCAGGCAGGCACGCTACACGGATCTGGATGAGAGCCTGGACAACCCGCCCTATGAATACGGCAGGGGCTTTGAGAGCTTCGACCCCTCAATCGCCCCCGTGACCCTCTATGACGTTTACTGCAGGGTCGATTTGAACGGGGACGGGATCCCCGAGCTGAACCGGATCCTGCTGGCAGGCGAGGAGGTCCTCAAGGTGGAGGAGGTCCAGGAAATACCCTACAGCATGATCACCCCTAGACCTGTGGCGCACCGCGTCATAGGGACGAGCCTGGCGGATCTGGCCGCGCCTATACACGAACTCACCACAACCCTGCTCAGGATGCTGATCGATGACTACGCCTTCAACAACCTCGGAAAGTACATCGTGGTCACGGAACTGGCGGGGAAAGACACGATAGAGGATATCTACAACCCTAAGGCCCCTCATGTGATCAGGACAAGATCAAAAGACGGGGTTGTCGCCATCCCTGCAAGCGGGTTACCGGCCTCTACATTCAATCTGCTCGAGTTCACACAGGGGCTCAAAGAGAACAAAACGGGGATATCGCGCTACAACCAGGGCCTCGACGCCAACAGCCTCAACAAGACCGCCACAGGTATCACCAGGATCATGGACGCGGCTGTTCAAAAGCTGGAGATCACCGCCAGAACTTTCGCCGAGACAGGGGTTAAAGACCTCTATAAAGCCGTCTTGCGCCTCATATGCCAGAATCAGCGCAAAGCCGAGGTGGTCAGGCTGAAGGGCAAGTGGGTGAGAGTCGACCCTACAGCCTGGAGATGGGACAGGGATTTCGTCGTGGAAGTGGCCATGGGGACAGGCGGGAAGGAGGTGCAGCAGGCCGCCTACAACATGGTTCTAGACCTCCTCATGAAGATCAAGATGACCCCTAACCTCTCCGGTCTCATCCCCGCCACGGGTATAAGGGAAGTCCTGGCGAAGATCCTGCAGCTGGTCGGTATCCGCAACCCCGACACCGTACTTTCCCCTGAGGAGCAGGCTAAGATGATCGACCAGGCACCAAACCCTATTGAAATGCAGATGCAGCAGCAGCAACAGCTTGCACAGGAAAAGGAACAGGTGGAGCTGAACCGCAAAAAGGCGGATCTGACGATACGCCACATCAGAGCTATGGACCAGCTTCAAGACTTGAAAGGGAAGGTCATGACGGAGATGAGCACCGGGGTCCCGGAGGCTGTGTGACATGGAACCTAAAGACGCAAGAGATTACATGAAAATCGAGCTTGCCAAGTCGCTGCTCAAAAACGAATTGTTTATGGAAATTATTGATGAATGGAATTTTATAAACTTCAATCTATGGCTGAATAAGTCGAATCCTCAAAAAAGAGACACTATTTGGGCGGAGACGCGGGCCATAAAGAAATTCATAGCCTACTTGGAAGAAATCGCCATGGGCGATCAAAAAACGGTTCTGGAGGCTAAAGCTAATGCCTACAGTTGACAAAACGCCATATCTGTTCGCAGACGAACCGGTCACCCCCGAGACCCCCGTGGAGCCCGGGGAACCGGCTCAGCAGAGCGATCAGTCGGCCGAGCCCGACCAAGGGAGCCCTGCTGCTGATGTCCCCGCCGACGACGAAGCTCTCCTTATGAGACTTGCCGCCGAGGCCGACACCGAGCCCACTGACGGTAAGGAGGCCGTCCCCGCCGACAACGGGCCTAAAGCCGTTGAAATCTCCCCTGATATGGAAATCATACTGGACGGCCAGAAATTGACCGGGGAGGAACTGAAACGAGGCTGGCTCAGGCAAGACGATTACACTAGGAAGACGCAACAGCTGGCTGAGGTGAAAAAGCAGCTCGAGGACTCCATAAGCCAATTCGAGACCTTGCGCGACAACTACATCTCAGCCGCGCAGGCTTGGGAAAAAGAGCTGGAACTTCTTCACTCGATGCAGGACGAGGAAGTTGATTGGGATAAACTCTCGGCCGAAGACCCTATGGAGTACACCCGTCTCCGCCATCAGGTTGAGAAACGGAAGGCTAAGATCGCGGCCGACAGGGCCAAACTCCAGACGGATATCAAGAAGTACCAGGAGGCTCAGGCCGAGCGCGCCCAGAAACAGCTCATGGAGTACGTCGAGGCTCAAAAACAACTCCTGCCTAAGCTGCTGCCCGAGTGGAACGATGCCGAGCGGGCCTCAAAAGAGGCCGCAAGCCTCACGGAGTTCCTCACGAAGCTGCCGGTCTCCTTTACGCAGGAAGAGGTCAACTCGATCATGGACGCCAGGATCGTGTACCTGGCGAACCAGGCAAGGAAATGGGCCGATCTGCAGCGCAAGCTGCAGGAGCACAAAAGTGCAAAGACAGACAAAATAACTGTCACAAAAACAGCCTCGGTGAAACCGCGCCAGGCCCCTCAAACCGATGACGTCGAAAGATACATCGACGGGACGCCTTGGCTGGATTTCCCGAGTCTTACAGGGAGGAAATAAGATATGGCTACTGTCACAACTTACTCACAGTTGACTCTGTACGAGTTGGCAAAAAGGATAGACCCTAAGGGCGACGCGGCCAAGATCGCCGAGATTCTGCAGCAGCAGAACGAGATCTTGAGGGATGCCGTATGGCAGCCCGCCAACACCCCCTTCGCAAACAAGACCGTGCGCAGAGCCAGCCTGCCTACCGGGACTTGGCGGCAGTTCAACGCCGGTGTGACCCCTAGCCAGAGCAGCACCATAGAGATCTGGGACAACATCGGGAGCCTGGAGGACTATCTGGTCTGCGACGCGGCCCTTGCCAAGGGCTTCCCCGGACCCCAGAAAGAGCGCGGTTACAGGCAGCAGGAAGCGGTGGCGTTTCTCGAAGGCCTCAGCCAGACCTTCGCCTCGACTTTCATCTACGGCAACGCCACCAGCGACCCCACAAAGTTCATGGGCCTCGCCCCAAGACTCAACAGCCTCACGACCGCGAACGTCCAGAGCTGCGGGGGGAGCGGCTCGGACCTGACCAGCATCTACGTTGTGCAGTGGGGGCTCAACTCGGTCCACTTCATCTACCCCCCGGGGGAGAAGATGACCGCCGTGCAGCACAGGGACCTCGGCGAGCAGACCTGGAAGGATGCCAACGGTAACCCTTATCAGGCCTATGTGGATCACTTCAAGATTTCCGCCGGTCTCGTCGTCAAAGACCCCAAGGCCATAGGCCGGGTCTGCAACATCGAAACCACCGGGACCAGCTACATCTTCGACGAGGACAAACTAATAACCGTTCTCAACAAGATGCGAAACGGCGGGAGGGGCGCGGTGATCTACGTCAACCCGACAGTCAGGACTCAGATGGAGATCGCCCTCAAGGACAAGACCAACGTGAACTACACCGCAGAGGCCGGGGAGGGCTTAGCCGGTGAGGTGGTGCTGAGGTTCCGTGGTTGCCCTGTCCGAACCGTTGAGCAAATCGTAGACACCGAGTCAGCGGTGTCCTAAAAGGAGGTTGCTATGATAGACAGCAAAACCTTGTTCACATCGGCAAGCGGGCAGACCATTACCGCCTCCGGGGCCTCTACAAATGTGCTGGATTTGACCGGGGGGCTGCAGAAGGACGCCTGGGGCTCGAGCTTGTCCAGCAACAGGAATTCCGCAGAGGTCTGGGTCAATGTGGTTATTTCGGCCGCAACCGGCACGTCCCCAACTTTGGCCATAGCCCTGCAGGACTCGGCCGACAACAGCAGCTTTTCAGACAAACTCTCCATCCCCACCTTCACCCCTGCGGCGAACCAGAGATTCTCCTTCGCCTGCGTGAGGGATATCAGGCGCTACGTCAGGCTGTATTACACCGTGGGCGGGACAGCCACCATTACTCTCACTGCTTGGGTCTCCGACGCCCCGGCTGACTTCACCAACTGATTCCTAACGGAGGGGGCTTAGGCCCCCTCTCAACAAGGAGGGGAAATGGGCAGCAAAGCCAAGCAAATCGCCGAAAAAAAGATCGCGGAGAGAAAGATCATCACTGCGCAGGTCAGATCCGACCCTCTCAAGAACGCCCCTGAACTGGACTTTGACAAGAAAGTCCTTGAAGAGGCCGAAAAGCACGAAAGCACACAAGGCGTGCTTTGGGAACCTGCCGAGCCGGGCTACTATAGGGCTCTCAAAAACCTCGTGATCAGGGCGATGGTTGACAATTACGGCTTCAGAGACGATTTCTGGCCTGCAGGCAAAGAGGCCTTTGTTGAAGAGGACGAAATCTTCCCTCACCACTTTGCGGTGGTAGGTGAGAGATGATCAGCAGCTACACTGACTTGATCAGGAGTATAGAGACGTGGCTTGACAGACCGGATCTGGTCAACCACGTTCCCGCACTTCTCGATATGGCGCAGCTTCGCATCGAGCGCGAGATCCGCGGTTGGGAAAACGAAAAGACGGGCTATCTAGGCATCTACTCCTCGGCCAGGCGTGTGGCATTGCCTAGTGATTGCGTCAAGATCAATCAGATCAGCCAAGGTTGGTACAGCGGAGAGGACCTGATCAGTGACGGTGGCTTCGACACCGGGAGCGACTGGGTGACCGGCACGGGTTGGACGATAACAGGAGGCGAAGCCGAAAAGGGGAGCGACGGGCTGGGGACGCTCTCGCAGGACATTTCCTCCTCAATCACCGCCGGGAAGGTCTACGCCGTGTCGTTTGAGGTGACCTCGAACACAGCCGGGTCCATAACCGTGACCCTCGGGGGCACGACAAGCGAGGCGGTCTCAGGCCTGGGGGGCAAGATCATTGTCCTTGAGGCCGAAAGCGAGGCCGGGTTGATTCTAACGCCCACCAGCACAGCCACTAGAATCAGTCTGGATAACGTCAAAGTGAGGGA